TGCGTGTAGTCATGGTTTACCTTGTCTTGGTTAGGGTTGTTAGGCTTGCTGTGTTGCTTGCCATGGTTCTATTGTATCGGGTTTGTTGGGCTTGTCAACACCTATTTACTAGGTGTTTTCCCTTATGCGGCGTTGATAGCATACTTGCGAATGCTTTGGGTATCATCCCATGTCAACACGCCACATGCTATATAGGCCTCCTGCATAGTGTAGAATTTTGTTTCAGACCTCACATGCTCCTCATAGGCCTCTTGCATAGTGTAGAATTTTATTTTAGACCTCACATGCTCCTTATGCCCCATAGCAATGTTAGTGTCAATATACAGTGCCCAGTCTACTTGGCACTTTAACTTTGCTACTGTGAGATTGTTTATCGCTTGTTCTCTAGTGATTGACATAATGGTTTACCTTATCTTGGTTAGAGTGTAAAGCCCTTGCGGGCTTGGTTAGTTTATAAAGCTCATTATAGAGTAGAGACTGACTAACAATACGGTCAGTGCGTAAAATTCGCTGTAGTCTGTTAGGTGGTTCATGGTGTGTATCCTTGTCTTGGTTAGTAGCCTTGCATTATTGCTTGGCATGACTCTATTATGTACGAACCACGCCAGTTGTCAAGGTTTATTTACTAGGTGTTTACCCTTGTGGTATAAATACAACAGACTACATTGTTTCACGTGGAACAGTGGGTTGTCTATCATGTCTATCATGTGCTGCTGTAGTCTGTCTATCATGTGATGCTATAGCCACCCACTCCAGTCCTCACACTCAATAGCTCAACTACTCTTATATCTTATAGAAGACTACTCTTATATCTTATAGAAGACTACTCTTATATCTTATAGAAGACTACTCTTATATCTTATAGAAGACTACTCTTATGTGTGTGAGTGCTCACTATCATCGCAAGCCAATGCCAGCACCATTCTATATAGGGGGCGGGGGAGGGGAACTCGTTAGTGTGATTATTGTAGTACCCGCCCAGATACAAAATAGGGGCTATGAAGGAAAAGCTAGGTCAAAATAGGGTTTAATTAGGGACATATCAAATAACACCTATATAGACTATAACGGTTGATATCAAACGATAAAAGCACCTAAAGAGATGGTAACAGTCTATAACATTATTAACCACCGGTCGAGATCATCAATACCTAGCCCTAATAACGTCATAGTGGTTGCTTAGGAAAATCGTTAAAAGAAAAGATATGAAAGGTAAGTGTCGCATAGGTGACGATTTCGACCGCTGTCTGTGGTAAATAAACAACAGAAAAGTGAAGAAAGTACTTGACTTTTTAGCAAAAGTGTGATATAATGTCTACTTAGAGTTTGTACTATATAGAAGTATGAAAGTAGAGAGGTTTATCTTTAACGATATTTCTAAGCAACCGCTCTAACGTTCATCACTATATAGGTTTGTCTTTAACGATATTTCTAAGCAACCTCTATATAGACTATATAGTAACACAAGGAGTCCCAGAAATGGATAAACCCATACAAAGAACAAAAGCAGGTCGCCCCACCAAGAGCGACTTAGCCGCAGTTAAGAAGAAACCAGTAGGTAGACCCAAAGGTGACGCAGCAGCCATCGAGGAGTTTAAGGCTAGGTTACTGGCATCGCCTAAGAGCAAACAGGTTATAGATGCAATCTTGAAAGCGGCATTAGATGATGAACATAAGAATCAATCAGCGGCATGGAAACTCCTCATCGACAGGATGTTACCAATGTCCTACTTCGAAAAAGACAAACTTGGCGGCGGTCGTCCTGCTGTCTCTATTACCATTAACGGTATCGGCAATGGAGATACCCCCACAATTATTGACGGTAATGAAGATGTTGAGGACGTACCCTATGAGTGAAAAGCGACAAGATGTTGAAAGAATGGTTAGAGACACAGGCTTACCAAAGGCAGCACAGATAGCTCTCTTGGCTAACATAGCGGTCGAAACCGGCAACTCTTTTGACCATAAACAACAGCAACGGGGTGCATCTAAACCAGCTCAAGGGTTATTACAGTTTGACCCTAAAGGTAAGTTAAACAACTATGAGAAATATCTAAATATAAACTCATATGCAGACAGCGCTCAAAACCAGATTAACTATTTCATGGATACCATCTATGGGGATAGTAAAAAAGAAATAGGTCACGGCAACGCTTCAAAGCTAAGAGATATAATTAAAACAGGTGATTACAAACAAGTAACACAAGCGCTTACTGACATGTGGTTCAAACCGGGTAAACCGCACATGGAACGTAGAATGGATGAAGCCTACGGGTTTTCACTCCGAGATCAGAACGAAACCAACCGCAGGACAAGGGAGTTATCTCAAAACCCTGTGGATTTAAACACCACTGGATTCGAACCTACCATATGATACCTTTATTAACTACGCTTGTACAGATAGGCGGTAACTGGCTAGATAACAAACAGAAGGTAGCTCAAGCCAAGACAGAGGCCGAGATTGTTACTATCAAAGCCACCGCCGACCGACAAGCATCAGCACAAGAACAGAATTACGATCTCGACCGCCTAGCAATGGAGAACATGTCGAAGAGCTGGAAGGATGAGGTTATTCTCATTGTGTTCCTAGCGCCTATGATTATGGCCTTTATACCCGGTTTAGAAAATTACGCGCTGGCGGGGTTTGGTGTTATGGATAAGATGCCGGAATGGTATCAGTATGTTATTATCGGCATGATCGTGGTTATCTACGGCTTGCGTGGCTTACTTGAGAAAGTGTTAGCCAAGAAGGGCTTTTAATGAAACTCAGCAACAACTTCAGTTTATCTGAATTTACAACGTCACCTACAGCAGAACGCTTAGGTATCGACAACACCCCCACTAAAGAAGTAACAGATAACCTACAGGAGCTTGTAACCTTTGTGTTGCAGCCTTTACGCGACCGCTTTGGCTCTATTACCATTTCCAGTGGCTACCGTAGTCCTGAGTTAAACAAAGCCATTGGCGGCTCTACTACGAGCGACCATTGCCTAGGATGTGCTGCCGACTTTGAAGTTCACTCGCAGGATAACAGAGTGATGGCTCAGTGGATTGCACATAACCTAGACTTTAAGCAACTAATCTTAGAATTCTATCATGCTGGCGATATGCACAGCGGGTGGATTCATTGCTCTTATAAGCAAGGGCACAATAACAAACAAAAGTTAAACGCCTTAAAGGATGGTACTAAGACTATCTACACAGAGGGTAAGTGGTAATGGCAGAATTAAACATTGACCTTCTTCCGTGGCAACAGACAGTATGGAACGACCCTAAGCGATTTAAGGTTGTTGCTGCTGGACGGCGAACGGGGAAAAGTAGGTTAGCGGCGTACCTTCTAATTGTAAGGGCGCTTCAAAGCGTTAAAGGACAAGTGTTCTATGTAGCCCCTACACAGGGACAAGCAAGGGACATTATGTGGCAAACAATCCTAGAGGTTGGGCATAGTGTTATTGTCAGTAGTCATGTAAACAACCTACAGTTTAAACTGATTAACGGTTCCATGATTAGCTTGAAGGGCGCTGACCGGCCAGAGACTATGCGAGGCGTGTCCTTGAAGTTTCTTGTTATGGACGAATACGCCGACATGAAACCAGAGGTCTGGGAGCAAATCCTACGACCCGCTCTAGCCGACTTGAAAGGTGATGCACTCTTCATTGGAACACCGATGGGTCGCAATCACTTCTACGATTTATATCAACACGGCTTATCCGGTGAAGACGACACATTTGCGTCATTCCACTTTACCTCTTTTGATAACCCCCTACTTGACCCTGAAGAGATTAATGCGGCTAAAAAAAGCATGTCGTCATTCTCCTTCCGTCAAGAATTCCTAGCATCCTTTGAGGCGGCTGGGGGTGAGTTGTTTAAAGAAGAGTGGATTAAGTTTGACGAAGAAGCACCTAAAGAGGGCGACTACTACATAGCGGTTGACTTGGCTGGCTTTGAAGAAGAAGGCAGTAAGGGTGTTAAAAACAAGAGGCTAGATAATACAGCCATTGCCATTGTGAAAGCCAACGAGAAAGGTTGGTGGGTTGCTGACATCATCTACGGTCGATGGGATGTTAAAGAGACAGCAAAGAAGATATTTGATGCTGTTAAGAAGTATGAGCCGGTGGCGGTGGGTATAGAAAAGGGAATTGCGCGACAAGCTGTCATGCCCTATCTGTCCGACATTATGAAACGCACACAAACATTCTTTAGGGTAGATGAGTTAACTCACGGTAACAAGAAGAAGACAGACCGTATTGTTTGGTCGTTGCAAGGTCGCTTTGAGAACGGGTATATCAAGCTAGATAAAGGAGCTTGGAATAACGAGTTCTTAGACCAGCTCTTTCAGTTCCCAAACAAGATGGTACATGACGACTTGATTGACGCACTCTCTTACATCGAGCAGTTGGCTAAAGTGTCATATGCGCTCGACTTTGAAGAAGATGATTACGAACCAATGGATGCCATCTCAGGCTATTAAGGATAAACATGCCAAACGGACTATACGCAAATATCAACGCTAAACGCAATCGAATTGCAGACGGTAGTGGTGAAAAGATGAAGAAGCAGGGCGCTAAAGGTGCTCCTACAGATAAAGATTTTAAGAAAGCTGCTAAAACAGCTAAAAAGAAAAAATAGCATGGCTAAAGATTCTAAACTAACAAAACCAGATGGTAAGGAATAACATGGATAATGATAAGAAGTATTTAGAAGAGAAGGCTGAAGATTGGGTTATGGATAAGGCTGAACGATGGCGTGACCATTACCAGTCTAACCACGAAGAGAAGTTTGACGAGTACTACCGCCTATGGCGTGGTATTTGGGACTCTAACGATAAGATGCGTGAGAGCGAGCGCTCCAAGTTAATCTCTCCAGCCCTCCAACAAGCCGTTGAGAGTTCAGTGGCAGAGGTCGAAGAGGCTACCTTTGGTCGTGGTAAGTGGTTTGACATTCGTGACGACCGTAACGACAAGGATAGTAAAGACGTTGCCTACCTCCGCGAGCAGCTATCTGAGGACTTCCTATTCACCAAGACCCGCAAAGCCGTTGGAGAGGTTCTAATCAACGCTGCGGTGTATGGTACGGGTATGGCGGAACTTGTTATTGAAGAAGTTAACGAGATGAAGCCCGCCAGCCAACCTATTATGGATGGCGCAATGCAAGCAGTGGGTGTTACCATTGAAAAGCGTGTAGTTGTTAAGCTCCGCCCTATCCAACCACAGAACTTCTTGATTGACCCTACCGCTTCTAGCATTGAAGAGGCTCTTGGTGTCATTATTGATGAGTTTGTACCCCGTCACCAAGTTGAAATGGGTATTGAGAACGGTATTTACAACGATGTTGAGATTGAAGACGCTGATACTGATAATGACATTGAAGCCGATAAGGAATTAACCGCTTATGAAGACGACAAAGTTCGTTTAACTAAGTATTATGGTCTGATTCCCCGTCATATCTACTTATCAGCGTTAGAAGATGACGAAGATGACGAGTTGTCCTCAGCAGTTAAAGAGAATAAAGATAGCGTAGACGAAGAAGAGGAAGAAGAGAAGGAAAAGGGCTATGTAGAGGTGGTTATTGTTATTGCTAACGGTAAGAGCATCCTCAAGATAGAAGAAAACCCCTACATGATGCAAGATAGACCTCTTGTAGCGTTTCCTTGGGACGTTGTACCCGGTCGCTTCTGGGGTCGTGGAGTCTGTGAGAAGGGCTACAACAGTCAGAAGGCTTTAGACTCTGAGCTACGTGCCCGTATCGATGCTTTGGCGCTTACAGTCCATCCTATGATGGCTATGGACGCTACTCGTATGCCTCGTGGTGCTAAGTTAGAGATTCGTCCCGGCAAGACCATCCTGACTAACGGTAACCCCGCTGAAATCCTACAACCATTCAAGTTTGGTAACTTAGATCAAGTAACATTTGCTCAAGCGGCTGAATTGCAGAAGATGGTTCAGATGGCGACAGGCGCTATTGACGCTGCTGGTATTCCCGGCTCTATCAATGGTGAAGCTGCTGCCGGTGCTGTGTCTATGTCTCTAGGTGCAATCATTAAACGCCACAAGCGTACATTGGTTAACTTCCAAGAGAGCTTCTTAATCCCTATGATTGAGAAGACAGCGTGGCGTTACATGCAATTTGACCCTGACCATTATCCTGTCTCTGATTACAAGTTTGTACCTTCGTCTTCGCTTGGTGTTATTGCCCGTGAGTATGAAGTAACTCAACTTGTTCAGTTGTTGCAGACATTAGGTCAAGATAGTCCAATGTATCCAATGCTAGTGTCTAGTGTTATTGATAACATGGGTCTTTCCAACCGTGAAGAGTTGTTGTCTAAGCTGGAAGAGATGAATCAACCTAATCCAGAACAACAGCAACAGCAACAGCAACAGCAACAAATGCAAATGGAGACAGCAGCAGCTCAATTGCAAGTGTTACAAGCTCAAGCAGTTAAGTACGCAATGGAAGCTCAACAAATTAAAGTGGAAACTGAATTGGAACCACAAGTTGTGCAAGCTAAGTTGGCAGCAGCGCTTTCTAATAACCTACACGATGGTGATGGGGACGATAAGGAGTTTGCACGAAGAGCTAAGGTTGCAGAGTTAATGTTAAAAGAGCAAGACATTGTTAGTAATGAACGAATTGCTATGACACAGATGAAAAGTAAATCAGGTACACATACAATGCCTGACGGAAGCACAATGGCTAATTCCGAGATGTAAATAAGATAGCCTTAGGGCCGTTAGCACTCCGGGGGTAGTGTGTCTGAAACCCCCACCTAATTGCAAATAACACTTGACATTTTATACAAAGTGTGGTATAATAACAACATCTCTCCTAACAACGAAAGGAAAAAGAGATGGATAAAGACTTACAAGATTATTACGAGAATTTACTGGACTTGTTTACGACTCCGGGATGGAAGCAATATATAGAAGATATTTCTGACAATATGGAAATGCTTCAGGATATTACTACCATCCAAGATGAAAAACAATTCTGGCATAGGCGCGGACAACTCGAAGCGGTATCACGTATCATTCAATACGAATCTTCAATTAAAAACAGCTACGAAGATTTTGAGAAAGATGCCAATGACTAAACGCATATACGAGTTTATTTGCGCCGACGATCACATTACAGAATCTTACATTGACTCCGAACTTCGGACAAGCACTTGTAAGGTATGTGGTCAACCTGCTATTCGTATCATTAGCAAACCAATGGTCAAACTTGAGGGCGTGACCGGCGACTTTCCCGGAGCAACGATGCAATGGGAACGAAAGCGAAATGAGAAGATTAAAGCAGAGCAAAAGCACAACGCCGGTTAAACACCATAAGCGTTATTTTAATTTCCACAATACATTCTATGTACGGAGAACAGATGGCAACATTTATAGACGAGAGTGATGACGAACAACAAGAAGAGTTTGACTCCTTTGAAGAAGAGGACGAAGTAGAGGAACCTGAAAAGGATACTCCCGAACCGGAAGAAGACGACCTACCTGAAAAGTATAAGAACAAGAGTGTTAAAGACATTGTTCGTATGCACCAAGAAGCTGAGAAAGCTATGGGTAAGCAGGGTAGTGAAGTTGGCGAACTGCGAAGAATTGTTGATGACTTTGTTAAGACTCAAACCGTCACCAATAAAGCCCCGGATGTCGAAGAAGAGATTGATTTCTTCTCAGACCCAGATAAAGCCATTGCACAGGCGATTGACAAGCATCCCAAGATTAAGCAAGCAGAGCAATATACAGCGCAAATGCGAAAGGCGGAAGCCCTAGCTAACCTCAAGCAAGCTCACCCTGATTTCGAAACAGTCTTACAAGACGGTGGTTTCTCAGAGTGGATTGGTAAGAGTAATGTTCGTAAGGAATTGTTTTCTCGTGCAGATCAACGGTATGACTTTGAAGCAGCACATGAGTTGTTGTCAACTTGGAAAGAAAGAAGTCAAGTTGTAACTAACGCAGTGACAGCAGAGAAGGCTACACGCTCAAATGCAATTAAAGCTGCCTCAACAGGTAGTTACAAAGGTTCTGGAGAGAGTTCTAAGAAAGTATATCGCCGATCTGACATCATCGAACTCATGCAAAGAAACCCTGACCGGTATCAAGCATTGCAACCTGAAATAATGAAAGCATATGCTGAAGGTCGGGTAAAGTAGATTTAAACACAAATAGGAAATTAAAATGGCACTAGGTACCAACCACGTTACGAATACCACCGGCGCGGTATTCATCCCTGAAATCTGGTCTGACGAGATCATCGCTGCTTACAAGCAGAACCTCGTTATGGCTAACCTCGTCTCTAAGATGTCTTTCAAAGGCAAAAAAGGCGACACATTGCACATTCCAAAGCCAACTCGTGGTTCTGCTGCTATTAAAGCCGCATCAACACAAGTTACTTTGATTGCTGCTACTGAAACTGAAATTCAAGTGTTGGTTAACAAGCACTACGAGTACTCACGTTTGATCGAGGACATCACGGAAGTGCAAGCCTTGTCTTCAATGCGTAAGTTCTACACCGGTGATGCTGGTTATGCTTTGGCTAAACAAGTTGACACCGACTTGGTTCAATTGGGTCGTGGCGCTGCTGGTGGTAACGGCACTGCCGCTTACAATGGCGCTGTGTTGGCTGGTGACGGCTCAACTGCATATGTTGACGGTACTAACGTTGGTAACGCAATCACTGATGCTGGTATTCGCAAGATGATTCAGGCATTGGATGATGCTGATGTGCCAATGGACGGTCGTTGCATGGTGTTGCCCCCTGTCGCCCGTAACACTATGATGGGTTTGGCTCGTTTTACTGAGCAAGCCTTTACTGGTGAAGTTGGTGGTGGTAACACTATCCGCAACGGTAAGATTGGTGACGTATACGGCATGACCGTTTATGTGTCTACCAACGCTGACACCGCTACGACCACTACTAGCCGTATTGGTTTGATGTTCCATAAAGAAGCCTTTGTATTGGCTGAGCAACAAGGCGTGCGTAGCCAGACTCAGTACAAGCAAGAGTACTTGGGTACATTGTTCACTTCTGACATGCTTTATGGCGTGAAAGAGTTGCGTGACGAAGCCGCTATTTCTTTTGCACTAGCTGCTTAAGTAATTGACTGGGGATTCTTTAGGGAGTCCCCTTTCTTTATTATCTTGTTAAGGGTAATAAAGAAACTAGGAGATATATGATAACATTTAAATGCATACGAGGTGGGTCTGAAGTGTCCTTCACCTCTAAATACGACATAGAACAAATGCGTAACCATCCTGAGTATGTAGAGGTTACACCTCTTGTTGAGAAGAAACCTGTAGTAAAGAAACCAACTAAGGAAGAATGATATGGCTATATTTAGAGGTACAGGGGGTAGTGGAGATGCAACTAATGATGCTTCAATCTCCGCCGTTACAGCCCTAACCATTCGTGCAGAGGATGCCCGTGACGCTGCTGCCTCTAGTGCTGGTGCTGCATCTACAAGCGCCTCAGCCGCCGCCGCTAGTGAAGCTGGTGTTGATGCTGACCGCGTAGATGCCGAAGCCGCAGCCTCAGCCGCTGCAACCTCTCAGACAGCCGCTGCGAGCTCTGCTACCGCTGCCGCTACCTCTGCCACCAATGCAGCTACAAGCGCGTCAGGAGCCTCTACAAGCGCTACAGCAGCCGCTACAGCTAAGACAGCCGCTGAGACGGCTGAGACTAACGCTGAAACAGCTCAGACAGCGGCGGAAACCGCAGAGACGAATGCAGCCAGTTCGGCTTCTGCTGCTTCTACTTCAGCAACTAACGCAAGCAATAGCGCCTCTGCCGCTGCAACCTCTAACACCAATGCAGGTAACAGTGCGACCGCTGCTGCCTCTAGTGCCTCCGCTGCCTCTACTTCAGCCACCAATGCGGCTACCTCAGCAACAAACAGCGCCAACAGCGCCACTGCCTCTGCTAGTTCAGCGACAGATGCAGCCGCTTCAGCCGTAACAGCAGCTTCCTATATCCCTGACAACTCAGGCAACAGTGGTAAGTTTTTAACTACTGATGGCTCTGCTAACTCTTGGGCGGCTGTAGATGCTTTACCTAGTCAAACAGGCAACAGCGGCAAATACTTAACAACTGACGGCTCTGACGCTACTTGGGGTGTTTTAGATACAGATGCTAATACAACCACTAAAGGCTTGTACGAGAATGCATCTGTTATTAGTTCTACTTACGCCATTACAGCAGGGAACAACGCCATGAGCGCTGGGCCTATTACAGTTAACAGTGGCGTGTCTGTTACCGTCCCTACCGGCTCACGCTGGGTCATCAGTTAAGGTTTATATGGCAATTATATTAAATGGAACAACTGGCATTACAACGCCGGACATTGATTCAACAGCTGGATTTGATGGTGAAGATTTAACGGGTGATGTTGCTGCTGCACGTATCACTGGAGCATTAAACGCCACAGGCTCTGCACCTATTTATGCTTGCAGGGCTTGGGTTAATTTCAATGGCACTGGGGCGGTGGCTATTCGTGCAAGTGGGAACGTATCAAGTATTACGGATAGCGGTGTGGGTCAGTACACTGTTAATTTTGCTACTGCAATGCCGGATGCGAATTATTGCACAACAGCAGTTGGTAGAATAAATCAAACTATTGCGGGGTCAATACCTAGCGGTCTACTAACAACTGCTGTACTGGTACAAAGTAGGAGTGCATCTGCTAATGGTGCGCTAGCAGATGCGGACTTATTAAATGTAGCCATCTTCCGCTAAAAGGAACAATATGAAAAGAATTATTTACCAGACAAACGAAGGTGGCGTTGCCATCATTGTTCCCGCTGACTGCGGATTAACCATCGAACAGATTGCAGCTAAAGACGTACCCGCTGGCACACCATACAGCATTGTGGACGTTGCAGACATTCCAACCGACCGAACATTCCGCAACGCATGGGAGATGACATGATTACAGTGAATATAGGTAAAGCCAAAGACATTGCACATGATGTACGCCGCGCTGCTCGCTCAGTTGAGTTTGCTCCGCTGGACATTAAAGCAACCATTCCTTCAGAAGCCGTAGCAGCCGAAGAAGCTCGTGCTGTTGTTCGCACCAAGTATGACGACATGCAAACAGCCATTAACGCGGCAACTACAGCAGACGCAATTAAGGCAGCAATGCCACAGGGGGTTTAATGAGCAAAGTAGCGATAACCGGCAACGCCTCCGGCACAGGTGTTTTTACGGTAGCTAGCCCAAACAGCAATGTTGACCGAGTGCTCACGTTGCCTGATGAGACGGGTACGGTAGATACGTTGCAGCGAAGTGGTAATGTGGTGCAGGTGGTTAATTTCCAGACTGGTGCTGTGGCCACGGGGACGACTGTTATTCCTTATGACGATACCATCCCTCAAATTACTGAGGGTACCGAGTTTATGACGTTGGCAATAACGCCGACTAATGCGAACAATATTCTTTTAATTTCGGTAGTAGCAAACTTAAATCTTAGCGCTGGGGCTAGGCGAATAGTTGCATTATTCAAAGATGCTAGTGCTGATGCTTTAGCTGCATCTATAGATTACGGCGCGGGTGGGGGCGAGGATGGATTATTAAATATAGAGTATAGGGCTGTCAGTGGGAGTACAAATGAAATGACTTTTAAAGTTCGTGCCGGATTAAATCTTGCGGGTACGACTACATTTAACGGAAACGGCGGGGCTAGATATTTAGGTGGAACACAGTTTTCATCTATCACCATCACCGAACTCACGCCTTAAAGGATAAACCATGAATATCACAAGCTCCATCCTCCACCTAATCCCAGAAGCACAATTTATGTGCTGGGAGAATGACTACGCCCGTATAACTTGGAACGACACCAACACCAAGCCTCTACCCTCACTGGTAGACCTTGAATTCGCATGGGTGGACGTACAAGTAGCAGACCTCCAAAGCCAAGCTAACGCAAAAGCCCAAGCCTACCTAGCCTCAACAGACTGGATGGTGCTAAGGCAAGCAGACAGTGGCGAGGTTATGCCTAACAACATCAAAGACGCACGCGCTGCGGCTCGACTGGAGATTAAATAATGGCTGGCGATTTAACAATATCCACCATCAACGGTGGTGCAATAGGCGCTAAGAACGCCATTATTAACGGTAACTTTGGCATCAACCAACGGGCTGTCTCAGGTACTGTTACGCTTTCTGCTGGTGTTTATGGGCATGACCGCTTTAAGGCTGGTGCAAGTGGCTGTACGTACACCTTTGCAACAAGCAACAACATCACCACACTAACCATCACGGCTGGCTCTTTGATTCAAGTCATTGAGGGCATTAACTTACAGAGTGGCACATACACGCTGTCATGGACTGGTACGGCTCAAGGTAAGATTGGTGGCGGCGCTTATGCTGGCTCTGGTGTTACTGGAACTGTGACTGGTGGAACAAACCTAAACATTGAGTTCGACACTGGCACATTGTCGCTGGTTCAGCTAGAGGCCGGAAGCGTAGCGACCCCTTTTGAGCATAGGCAGTATGGGCAGGAGTTGGCGTTGTGTCAGAGGTATTATCAGAGATGGCAGCCGGGTAATTCCGCATTGAGAATAGCAAACGGCAACTCTGCTTCGGCAATAATTGGCTATCCTGTAATCCCCTTCGCAGTGCAAATGCGAGTAGTCCCGACAGCAACCAACTCAGCACCCTCGGACTGGTCGCTTATTGACGGATCCTCTCCGCGTGTTGTATCTAATATTAACCCCCCCTCGAATAATACAGAGTGGTGGGCCGCGTTTACTTGTGCGACCGGGCTTATCACTGGTCGTTGCGTACAGTTAAGGTCTGCAGCATCGGGCGCATGGCTCGCTGTCTCGGCAGAATTATAAGGATAAGCCATGTACAAAATAAACCAAAACCACACTAGCATCACCCGCCTTGCAGACAACGCAAGCATCCCCAATGACCCAGCCAACACGGACTATGCCAACTACCTAGTCTGGCTCTCAGAAGGCAACACGCCAGAGCCAGCCGACATTCCACCAGAGCCGACCTACCAAGAGTTACGTGCCTCAGCATATCCTCCAGCGGCTGACTACTTAGACGCAATAGTCAAAGGCGACACAGCACAAGCGCAGGCATACATTGATGAATGTCTGGCAGTAAAGGCTAAGTATCCTAAATGACAGAAGTAACCCACAAAGAGATTTACGATAGATTGTTAGCGGTCGAAACCAAGGTGGATAACCTAGCAGCAGATAGTAAAGAGGTGGTGGCGGCATTTAATGCAGCCCAAGGAGCCTTCACTGTCTTAGGGTGGTTAGCTTCAGTAGCCAAACCTTTGTTATGGATTGCAGGTGTTGTCACAGCTTTCTCTTTTATGATTAGTGAATATAGGATAAAGTAATGATTGCTGAACTCGCCATAGCCAACGCAGCCTTCGCTGTTATTAAGGAAACAATTAGCAATGGAGGTGACTTTATGGCGGCAGGTTCGCAGGTAATAGGTTATTTTAACAGTAAGGCTAAGTTACAACAAGACTTGAAGGCTAAGGGTAACAGTAGCGACTTAGAGGAATTCATGGCCTTAGCTACATTGAAGAAACAAGAACAAGAGTTAAAAGAGTTATTCATATATCAAGGTGCTCCGGGAATGTGGGACGAATGGTTACAATTCCAAGTAGAGGCACGTAAGGGTAGAGAGAAGGCGGCGGCGCTTGCTCAGATAACTCACTTACGATTTAAACAGAAGGTTACAGATGTAGTTAACATTGTTATGGCTGTCTTACTGGTATCAACTGGTTTGTTTGCTGTTGTAGGGTTAGCTTGGGCAATATACACTAAAGGACAATTCTAATGCGAGATTTACCAGTACGTAACATGCGTAAGACGAAGAACAAGAAACCAAAGCCAACAAAGAAGTAAGGAGCTAGTATGCAAGACTTTAATTCATTTATACAGAGCCTACTCAGTAATCCCAGTCCACAAGGGGGTATGATGGGTGGCGGCGGAAACCAACCTAATAGACAATTCTACGACCAAGCGGGTAATGATGCTTATTACCAGAACCCTTATCGTATGCAGGATTCTATTGACGCTGCCATGTTAAAGCGTAAAGAAGCGGATGCTGCGATGGCGGCGGCGATGGGTCAGCAGATGCCTGTAATTGATGGTGGTGGTGAAGGTGGTGGTTATGATGGTAATAATACAGGGTTCGCACCTTCAGGCCCTACCATTGGCTCTATGAACGCTCAGGATGCTGCGTTTGCGGCGTTACAAGCTACTCAAGGACTAACACCTAGTACAGCGGCTCTTATGGGGCCACTAGGTCTTTTAGGGTTAGGAGGTCAAGCACTGGCAAACAGTTACTTAGATAACCAAATAGATGCTATGTCTAATCAATATGGAGCTACCCCTGCTGGTATGTTCTCCGTATCCGATCAAAATGGCAATGTATCCACTGTCTCTAATGACGCAAGTATAGCTGCTCAAAACATGGCCGAGTTTGGAATTGCTGGATTTGGCAGTGATGGTGGTTATAGTGATGGGGGTAATGGTGTTGGTGTTGGTGGCGGTTCAGTTGGCTCTGGTGGTGGAAACGCCGCTGGTGGTTTCAGTTTTGGTGGGTGGTAATGAAACATTCAATTGGACTTAACCCTGTAGCGGCAACTCTTACAACCATCTTAACTGTCCCTGCTGGTTATAAAGCAAACGTAAGCACTTTGTTTATTAGTAATGCTACCGGAAACAACAAGCACTTTACAATCTATTGGCAACACGCTCACGATATTACACATAAGGTATATATTGTTACTGAAGCTATCGTAGCGCCTAATAGTTATATCCAATACACAGATAGTTTGGTTATGCAAGCAGGAGACTCTTTACACTTTAACTCAGAAGCCGGTTCAGAGCCTTCTGTTATTGCCTCGTTTGACCTATATAAAGAAACCCCTATAGCCTTTTTTGGCAACGAATAATGCTTGACATTTTAGCACAACTGTGGTATAATAGCAACAAAGGAACTTAAATGACATACTTAGAACTTGTTAATGCAGTGATGCGCCGTATAAGAGAAAGTGAAGTTGATTCAGTGCAAGGCGCTGGTAACACAAACTCTTATGCCCGTCTCATTGGTGACTTTGTTAATGATGCAAAGAACGAAGTTGAGAACTCTTGGAACTGGAGTGCGCTACGCTCTACGTTAACATTAACTACCACCGCCGGTATCTTTAACTACGAGTTGAATGGTGCTCAGAATAACTTTGCTGTATTAGACATCTACAATGATACTAGCAATTTCGAGATGCAGTATAAGGATAGTAAGTGGTTTAACCGCGAGTTCTTGATGGCAACACCACAGACAGGCGCTCCTTACTACTACAACTTTAACGGTGTATCAACCGACAGAGATACGCAGGTAGACATCTACCCAATCCCTGACGCTGTATATGACCTCCGCTTTAACTTGTCATTGCGTAACCTACCTCTTGACGCTGATGACGATACCACTGTTCTTCCTACCCGCCCTATCATATTGTTAGCGACAGCAATGGCGATTGAAGAGCGTGGTGAAGATGGTGGTAAGCAAAGCATCAACGCATACGCTGCAAGTCAAAGTGCCTTAGCGGATGAAATCTCTTATGATGCCGCTCGCCACCCTGAAGATGTTATTTGGTATAGTGTATGAAAGAACTCCAATCTCTATCCGTTGTTTCTCCCGGCTTTTTTGGGTTAAACACACAAGAGAGTGGTATTACGTTGTCCCCTAACTTTGCTCAACTGACCGACAATGTTGTTATAGACAAGTTTGGTCGGTTAGGCTCACGTAAGGGTTGGGCAATGAAGACAACCACAGGTGTAGATACCCTTGCCGGTGCTACTGTTGACTTTATGATGGAGCATGTGAACGCTGATAACTCTTCTGTTATCTTGTCCGGCTCTGTTAATAAGATATTTAAAGATGGTGTTGATGCCGTACTAACAGACGTAACACCAGCAGGGTACACGATATCCGCCAATGGATGGAAGGGTGCTTCACTTAACGATAAGTCAATGTTGTGTCAAGAAGGTCATGAACCTTTAATCTACTCAGAGGCAGCGTCACCAGCCACAAAGACCTTAGCAGTCCACACAAGCACAACAGCCTCCTTCGGTACTAGCTACCCTCGTGATGTTATAGCCGCTTACGGTCGGTTCTGGGCGCATGACGGTAAAACAATCTACTGGTCTACGGACATAGCAGACACAGCATTTCCAGCCTTTGCAGCGGGGTCTAGCGGCTCTTTAAACATAGCCTCTGTACTACCTAACAACGTTGACACTATAGTCGCTCTAGCCTCTCACAATGGCTTCTTAATCATCTTCTGTGAGGATAACATTGTTATCTATAAAGGTGCAGAGAATGTCTTAGATGCTTTTTCCCTTAGTGATGTTATAACAGGTGTTGGTTGCGTTGCTCGTGACTCGTTAGCCTACACTGGTGGCGACCTCATCTTCTTGAGCGACACTGGTGTTCGTAGCTTAGGTCGTGTTATTCAAGAGAAGTCGTTGCCTATGCGTGACTTGACTAAGAATGTGCGTGATGACCTCTTAAAAGACATAACACAAGAGCGTGCAACTAATAGTGGCTTGAGTAAAGTTAAAGCTGTTTACTCTGAGATATACGCCTTCTATCTTATATCTTTCCCTGCAACGTCTACCATCTATTGTTTAGATATGCGCCAGCCATTAGAAGATGGTAGTGCTCGTATAACTCAATGGAATGCGTATCAAGCAACTTCTCTACTGCGTATGCGTGATCGTAGGTTATTGGTAGGTAAGACTAACGGGATTGGATTGTATTCAGGTAACTCGGACAACGGCTCTAGTTTCCGACTACGTTACTTCTCTCACTACTTGGACATGCAAAGTCCTACACAACTGAAGATACTAAAGCAGATAAAGGCAACAGTTATTGGCGGTAGTAATCAATCCTTTATTATTAAGGCTGGTTTCGACTTCTCCGCTGCTACACGCTCTTATCCCTTCACCATCATTGATAGTGCAGTTGCTGAGTTTGGGATTGCTGAGTACGGCATCTCTGAGTATTCATTCGGTATTAACCTTGACTCTATTAAGAGTAGTGTAGGTGGTAGTGGTAATGTAATTCAGATTGGATTTGAGGCTGATGTTAACGGAAGTGAATTGTCCGTACAGAAGCTAGATATATTTGTTAAAACAGGAAGGACGAGTTAATGTCTAACTATTCAAAGAGTACAGACTTCGCGGCTAAGGATGATTTGTTAACCGGTAATGCTAATAAGATTATTAAAGGCACCGAGATTAACGATGAGTTTGACGCTATACTAACAGCAGTTAACAGTAAAGCTAACTCTAACAATGCATCGCTGACGGGTACACCTGTTGCGCCTACAGCGGCTGCTAACACTGAGACTACACAGATAGCCACTACAGCCTTCGTTAAGGTTGCTAGAGAGGCATTGTACCCTGTAGGCTCTATCTATACCAATGCGACAGTAGCAACTAACCCCAGCACATTACTGGGCTTTGGTACATGGACAGCTTTTGGAGCTAGTCGTGTAATGGTCGGCTTTGATGCCAGTAACGCAGCTTATGACACACTAGGCGAAACAGGTGCTATCACCGCCGCTAGTGGTTCTACTTCAATTCTCACATATGTCACTGTATATATGTGGAAACGTACAGTTTAAGGATTTATTATGAGTTTGTTTGATTTTGCTAACTTAGCTGGTAATGTCTTTGGTGGAATGGCTGCTAGAGATGCTGGTCGAGAGTCGGCAGCGGCACAGATGGCGGCGGGACAACAAGCGGCAGCGGCTGCTGAGTTTAAACCCTATTCTATCACCTCTGGGTTTGGTACTGGTTATTTTGACACAGAGAATAACAGGGCAGGTTATGATATTGACCCTGTTCTAAAGGCTTTCCGTGACCAGTCATATGGGGGCGCTGCTGACTTCATGGGGCAGGTTAACGCTGACCCTACACAAGTCGCACAGAACTACTATAACCAACAACAAGGCATTATGGCGGGCGGTCGTGAAGCTGAAGACATCGCCCTACGTCAGAATCAATTACAGAGTGGTCGTATTGGCCTAGGCTTATCGTCCAATGCTATGGGTGGCGGTGGCCCTGCTGGGATGGGTGGCGGGTATGTTAACCCTGAGCAGTTCCAGCAACAGATGGCGCGTAACATGGCAGACCAACAGTTAGCAGGTCAATCTACACAGTTGGCTCAAGCTGATATGGATAGAAACATTGCTCGTGGTCAAGGTATGTTACAGACTGCTACTGGTTTAGAAAACATGGCAATGCAACCTATGACGCTTGGTGCGGATATTGGTAATAGAGCAGCGGTGGCTGGTGCTAATCAAGGTTCTTCATTGTTAGCTGGTGGTCAAGCGGCGGCTAATGCTAACTTCGCTGGTGGTTTAGGTATGTCAGGTATGTTCCAGAATATAGGCCAAGGTTTCGGTAACTATGGTGCTTATGGTAACACAGGCGCTCGTCCAATCAAATAAGGGGTAATAATGGCTAGTAATCTTTCAGGCTTATTCGGAGGTATGACCAAATCTCCAGAACAATATAGACAAGAGTCTATTCAAGGTATGACTGTATCTCCGGCGCAAATGGGGCAACAGAGTTTGAACCAGCAGTTGATTTCACAGATGTCTAATGTGGGCGCTAACATTGGTTCGTTGGCTGGTGGTATGATGGGCGGACAAACGCAACAGCAAGGAGATGACCAACGTGTTCAAGGGGTAATGCAAGGTTTGGATTTAACAAACCCTGAGAGTATAAGATCGTCTTCTAATCAGTTGGCAGATATGGGTTTCCCACAACAAGCTCAGGCTTTGAGGGAACAAGCTAACGAAGTAGAGGATAGGGTAATGAAACGTCAGAAATTTAATTTTGATACACAACCTAAAGCAGCGACCCCTTCAAGTTTACGGACTTTAATAGATGAGCGAAGCCAATATGCACCCGGCACTGCAAATTATATTCTTTTAACTAAAGCTATTGATAAAGCAACTGACAAAAGTTCACCTCAAATAGTTCAGTTACAACAAGCTCTTAAAGGAACGATTACCGGGAGCAAGGAAGCAAAAGAAATACAAGCACAAATTGCTGCTTTAGGGCGGGGTAATGTTGGAACAGGCACTCCTGATAATATTGAGGTTAAAGACATTAACTCTATACGGACTAATGCACGTGCTGATCTATCAGATTATAGCAATGTCATTAATTCTGCACAGGGAGGATTAAGGTTTCTTGATCTTGGTAGCCCTAAAGCAGAGGCACAAGTTGATAGAGCTTTAGCTGCTTTGAGCGGGGACACACAAACATCTGCACTTGAAATCAACTTAACTTCTAACAGTGGCCCTTTAGGTCAACAAATTGCAAATACTATTTCTAAATTAACAGTAGGAGGGTCAGGCGCTTCGAGTAAGATAGAAAAGCAACATGTTTTAGAAGCTAGTTTAATTCATAACACTTTACAATACAATTCAAAAAGAGATGAGATTATAAGTGCTTATCAGAATACTAATATGTCTGACTCACAGATAACTTCAATTGTAGGCGCACCAAAAGAACTGCCTAAATCTTTAATTAAAAGGTTTGTTGAAGCAAATGGTGAAAAATTCGAACCCACTAAATTTGATTACCGTATGAGTGCTAACGGGTCAATTCAGAGAAAAGAGAAAAGGTAATATAATGGCTAAAGAAGACGAATGGACAAACATTTCTAACGACTCAACTAAAGCACCAATAGGTGAAGGTGAAAAAGGGTGGGTTACAATTGAAAGCGTGTCTTCACAAATACCTGAACCAGAAGTTCAAACCCTAGGTAAATATCTTCTTGGGAGGGCTAGTGAGGGTTTAGCTGCTATGGGGTCTGCCGGGGCTTATGCTTCCGCTATAGGGCCGGGAGGTATTGCTGCCTCTGACCCTATTTCTGAGTTAGTTATAGAGCCTAGTGGTATTCAATCCGCAGTAGGTATTCAACCAGCTAATCCGAAAGGTCAAGGAGCAACTACTCGTATACTAGGTTCCGGTTTAGCCGCCGCTGGTGACCCTTTATCTTATCTAGGGGTGGGAATACCAACAACAATGGGGTTGGCTGTAGAAGGTGTACAAAATACCGTAACAGGTATGAGCGCAGAAGCTGCGGGTGACGTGGGGAATGCGTTGATTAAAGGCTTTACAGGAGAAGAGTCGCCAACAGGTAGGTTAGTTGGCAACGTAGCTGGAGCTTTAGCGGGGTCTGCTACACAAGGGTCTATACGTTACGGTATGGAAACAGGTGGTGATTTTGTAGCTCAACTGTCAACTAAGTTTTCTAAAGTAAAAGCTGACCCATCACAAGTTGAAAATATGGTAGCCACTAATGCCGCTAAACGTTTTCTAGAAGAAGGAGCCAAAGCAGGGGGTAAAGACTATAATAAAATGATTGCTGATTTTAGGGAAGTATCTGAATTTGTTATTGGGACAGACGCTCCTCTTTTGTTACAAGCAGCAGACAATCCTGTTTTTAGAGAAGAGTTAGTTCGGTTAGCTAAAACAGACCCTTCAAAAAGAGCAGCTTTAGAAGCTGAAGTAAACCGTATAGCCGCTGCTATTGATAAGAAAGCTGTTGTTTTATTCGGACAAAAGTATGCACCTATTCCTCCTAACGCTCCATTAGATATTCGTAATGTGCGTAAGCGGATTACCCAAATTACCAATAAAATTGATGAGTTGGCTGACCCATTTGCAACAGTTGCAGGTAAAACAGATACTGGCGTAGCTATTGAAAACCTAATAACAGCTAAGCGTAAATTGATTACACGTGAAATGAGTCCTCGTTATGAAGCGTTAAAACAGGAAGCTAGAGATGAAGGTTTAACAATAAATGCAGAAGCAACAGAAGCCTTGTATTTATATGTTAAACAAAACAAAGTAGCTGATATTTTTGGACGGCAAACTTCTCCTGAAAAACAAGTATCATCTATACTAAGTCCTAAACAAGTTGAAGGGTCTACAATACCTGAGTTTAAAGAAATGACTTTTGACAACGTGGATAGTTTAAAACGACTTGTAAACGCTGAATTGAGAAGGGTAAAAGACCCAGTTCAAGTTAAGAGATTAGAAGACTTTAAAACTGTACTTGATGATGTTAGAGATCAATACATCCCTGAACGTTACAATGAGGCCCTACGTGCTCTGGATACAGAATACTATCAACGATTAGGTGTCCCTTTCGGTGCGCAAGGTGTAAAAGACATGAGCGCGAAGAAGTATTCTTCTCAGGTTGCTCCTGTTCTTTTAAAGAATAAACAATCATATCAATCGTTTATAGATGTAGCTGGTGCGGAAGGCGAAGAAATAGCTAAAAAAGCTATGTTAAGTCTCGCATATGATTCTGTTATTAAAGATGGTGTTGTTAATAGTACTTCTCTTAGGACATTTATGAAAAAGAATGAAGAAGTGTTAAAAGAAATGCCGGATGTTCTTGAGTTGCTAAATAACACTCGTATGTCTGATACCAAACTTCGTACATCACGGGCAACATTAGAAACACAATATGCTGAAGCTCAAAAGCGGATAGCCCAAAACTGGTTTAATGGTACGCAGTCCGAAGTGCCTAATATGCAACAACTTGTTAATGATGCTTTTATTAATCCAAATAGACGTGCAAAACTTATACGTGATATAAAAGACTTATCACCTGAAGCCGCTGGAGCTGTTAGACAATCAATGAGAGCTTCTGTAGTTGAAAAAGCTATGAGTAATTCAAAAGGTGGTGTTGACTTCTTATTAAATAAGGATAATAAAGCTGCTTTAGATGCTATTTTAGGTAAAGGATACCAATCTAACTTAATGAAAGTTTTAAAGTTATCTGATGCAGTAAATAAAATTGACATTAAAAAGATGAGTCTTTCTGTAGATTTAGAGAAAAACTTAGACCCTTTAAATAAAATCTTTCCGGGTTTGGATGTACAAGGAACTATAGCAACTTTTAGACGACCTATTGTATCTATGCCTCAGAAAGGAGTTATACTTTATAGTAAGATTTCTCAAGCTAAAGCTACAAATGTTTTTGACACTAAGATTTTTGATATTTTAACTGACCCTAACGCTGTTAAACAACTTGCTAGTATAACAGATGACTTAGACTTAACATTTAAAAATCCTTTAACCTTGAGAAAGGCGTTAACATCTATTGTTGATACAATACCTGCTCGTGCTTATATTGCTCTAACTGCTCCAGAAGACCAGAAGATGGAACAGCCAACAGATCAGGATATGAAATTGCTTAACAAGTATCTTAACTAACCCACCAACTAAAAAGCCCCTATGTAGTGATACATAGGGGCTTTTTTTTGCCTAGTTATCTAACAAGGACACATCTATCTCATGGAACTCACCAACCAATATCTTAAAGAATGGGAGGCTAATAGCTAACCCCTCGAACCCTGTCATTATAGTTCTACGTGTCCCTTCCTCATCCTCCGAATCTACAATGTAACATGTTTCAGTAGCATTCTCAATATCAATACCAATACCTAACCTCATCTGCATAGAGAACTGCATGTTAATACCCGTCCCTTGCGTCTTCCCACTTCGTCTTGGCGATGATGTAATTCTTCACTAGACTACTACGGACAATATCGTCAATACCGAACTCTATCTCAGTGAACTCACCCATGTTACGCAAGATAGATAGGAAGTCTAACAACCCGCTCTTATCATCACGCTTCTTCAAATCCACCTGCCTATAGTCACCGCACAAGAAGAACTTGCTGGTGTGCCCGATACGGGTAATGATGGTGTCCAGCTCATGCATCGTACAGTTCTGGCTCTCATCTAGAATAACAATAGCATTGTTAAACGTAGTGCCCCTGATGAACGATGTCGACAAGAACTCTACGAACCCCTGCTCAACCAACCTATCCCATGCATCCTTACGCTTAAACATCTCCGCCGCTATCTGCTTATACGGCTCAGTGAACATGTTCATCTTCTCAGCGGCATCACCCGGCAAGTGACCCATCTCACGACCCTGCACACTTGACCTGATAATCACTAACTTGCCATAGGGGTTACTTCTGTCCATAACCTCCTCCAGTGCCTTGTAGAACGCAATGTAAGTCTTACCTGTACCAGCTACACCAGACAGCGCACCAAAGTAGTGTCCCTGTTGGTATGCCTCAAAGAACTCACGTTGCTTATCTGTCTTAGGTTGCACCGTTAACATATCATCCAGCCGCATCTTTAATCCATGTTGCGGTTTAACTGGTTCTGTCTCTACCATTGTTTGTCGTTTACGAGTTACCATTATGCTGCTTTCCCCCATACGTCATCCCATGTG